GGTTAGTTGCTGATAATATTATTGGTATTAATGGATCATCAAAAGTTTTCTTCTTGGAAGAAATTGAAGATGAGAGATATGAATTGCTATTTGGTGATGGTGTTTTAGGTAAGGCACTAGAGAATGGTGCGAGAGTAGAGGTGTCTTACCTAACCACTTCTGGTTCAGAGAGCAATGGTGTACGCACATTCGTCTTCTCTGGTGTCCTAGAGAACCCACAAGGTGTCTCTCCCAACTCTTTCGACGTATCTATCACTTCGACAGTTGCTGCTGCTGGAGGCGAAGAGATTGAAAGTACAGAGAAGATTCGTTATACAGCACCAAAAGCATATGGCACCCAAGATCGTGCTGTTACTGCTGATGATTACTCTGCTATCATTCGCAGAATTTACCCTGCTACCAGCGACATCATTATCTTTGGAGGTGAGGATCAAGACCCACCACAGTATGGAAAGGTATTCATCGTATTGAAACCAAAAGATGCTGCTTACTTGACATCACTGACAAAGAGCAATATTGTAGCAGAACTACAGAAATACTCCGTTGCTTCGGTTGAACCTGAGATTGTAGATCCTTCTATTCTATATGTTGAACTACGCAGCAAGATTTACTACAATAGTAAGTCAACAGATCAGACACCAGCACAGATTAGAGATAAAGTGATTGGTGCCGTTCAGACTTATATTGATACTTCAGACATCGAGAAGTTTAATGGTAAGTTCCGCCACAGTAAAATGGCAGGTGTTATTGATGATACTGATCGCAGTATCAATTCGAATTTAACTGAAGTCACGTTAAGAAAAGATTTTTATCCACAGTTAAATTCTACATTCTATTACGAGATTTGTTACCAAAATGCTTTTGATGAAGATTGTGATGGACCAGTCCTGTCTACCACTGGGTTTAGAGTAACTGAGTACCCCAACTTTAATGTGTATCTGGAAGATAGGGATGGTAAAATTGTCCTATATAGACTAGATACTGCAACTGGCGAAAAGGTTGTCCTCGACAAAGAAGTTGGCGACATTGACTATGTAAAAGGTGAACTAAAAATGTACGATTTGACTATCATCAAGGGTACATATTTTGATAATCGCATTTCTGTTCGAGTAAAACCACTATCTAATGATATCAAGGCACTCCGCGAGGTTTATCTTGATGTTGACGTAGCGAATTCTAGTTTCACCGCATATAAAGAGTAAGTAAATGGCTGCTGTAAAGACCAAGAGAATTTCCACTCTAATTGAGTCACAGCTTCCCGAATTCATTTCTACTGAGTATGAACTTTTTGCTAAGTTCGTACAAAAGTATTATGAAGCACAGGAAGTGCAGGGTGGTCCTTTGGATGTCCTTAGCAACTTACAAAAATATGCAGACATTGATTACTACGAGAAAAATCTTCTCAAGCAGAATGATAATCTTGTAAACACTATTTCTGCTACTGATACAACCATCACTCTCTCAGATGCCTCTTCCTTCCCCAAGAAGAACGGTTATGTGCGTATTGGTGGAGAGATTGTCTTCTATGCTTCTAGGACCGACACAGACCTTCTAGAGTGCTCTAGAGGAGTTAGTGGCAATACAACTCTTGGTGATCTATACAGTGCATCTGATTTCCAAAGCACTGATGCCGCACAACACGTTGCTGGAGAGAAAGTATATAATGTTAGCAATCTGTTTTTGTATGCATTAGTTAAAAACTTCGAAAGTCAGTATTTGGGTTCTTTCCCAGAGAAGTATCTCAAGGGAGAGGTCGATAAAAGAACACTTATCAAGAATATTCAAAAGTTTTATAAGACAAAGGGAACAGATAGTTCAATCAAGTTTATCTTTACAACGATTGTTGCTAAAGATGATACCAATGAGCCAGATGTTTACAAACCAAAAGACTTTACATATAAAGCATCAAAGTCTGATTGGATCAACGTTTATGCACTAAAAGCAAAAGTAATTTCTGGAGATCCAAAAGATCTCATTGGCAATAAGATTATTCAATCAGAAACAACCGAGTATGGTTATGTTTCTGCTACAGTTGATAATGTGTATCCAGATGGAACCGCAGATGATGAAAAAATCTGGAATATTGTTCTAGCACCAGAAACTGTTACTGGTGAGTTTGCAATTTCTACAAAAACTACACTAGAGAAAGATTTAGCACAAACATCTGGTGTTGGTAAGCGCATCAATGTTTTCTCGACAATTGGGTGGGGTAAAAAAGGAGAAATCTTAATCGGACAAGAAACAATTAAGTTTGAAGAGAAAAATATTACTCAATTTGTTATTAAGCAAAGAGGAGATGTAACGTACAATCACTCTGCTGGTGATTTTGTATACAAACCAGTAATTATTGAAGGATCTGATGTAAAGTTACTGACATTGGGTGTTGTCTACAATTTTTCTACAGATCAACAGCATCCTTATGCATATCCTGGTGACAAAATTCAAGTATCAAATCCAGGTTTCGAAACATCTGATCCAAAAATTGTAAGAACTGGAACAAATCAATCTAGATGGATTTTAAACAATAATCTATCTGTTAATGCGCCAACAGTACCATCCGTTCAAACAGCACTAAGCGATGTTTCTACTGATGTTTCTGCTATTTTTGCTGACGATCAATATTACTACATTACATCGTCTAGTTTTCCATCACACAAAATTTTAGATGGTTCTGAAGTAACTCAGACCGTACAAGACCAAAAGTTACTTCGTATCATCAGAAAGCAAGCAACTAGAACAACCGAGAAGTATAAAACACCAAAAGCAGACGTTGGCATTCTTCTCAATGGCGTTCGTGTTTATGGATATCGTGATCCAGAAAGTGTACGTTTTGGAAAACTAGAATCAATCGCTGTTAATACTCAAGGTAGCGGATATGCAAAACCACCATTTGTATTAATCGATGGTGTTCCAAACAAAGCAAGAGCAGTTCTCTCTGGATCTGTTGTTGAAAGTTACATTGTTGATACTGACACTGTATTTCCACGAGTTCCTACTGTAGAAGTAACTTCTGGCAGAGGAGCTGTTGTTCGTGCAGTCGTTACTGGTGATGAAGTTACCAGTCTTGTTATTGATAATCCAGGTGAGTATTACTCATCTGCTCCTATTGTCAGAATCACTGATAGAAATGGAAAGGGTAGATTTGCGGATTATACTACTATCGTAGATACTGATGGCAAGATTACTGGATTCACTAAAAATGCTGGAGGTAGTTTCTATACACAAAACACTGTTCGTGTAGATATTCTTCCTGTAGGAAGCGGAGCTACAGCAACCCCACTTCTTACTGAATGGAACTTTAACAGATACCAAAAGTTAAAGTCTAAACTAGATACCGAAAATGGTTACATATTCCAGAACTATAATAACGTTTTGGAGTATGGATACGGAAATGTTGCAAACCCCAAAGCACTAAGAGTTGCTTTAAATGATAATATCAGTGTTACAGGTTCCGAACCAGTTAATAAAGTTCACTCACCAATTCTTGGATTTGCGTATGATGGAAATCCAATTTATGGTCCTTTCGCCCATGAAAATCCATTAGATGCTTCTTCTCCTATTGTAAGAATGACATCTAGTTATGATATTAAGGGATCTCGTAGTGGAGGACCTTCTTTGACAGAATATCCACTAGGATCTTTTACAAATGATTACACTTACGTTCATAAGTCTGGTTCACTAGACGAGAACAATGGAAGATTTTGCATTACCCCCGACTTTCCAGAAGGAACTTATGCTTATTTCCTTACTATTGATAGCAATCAAGTACCGCAATACCCATATGTCTTAGGTGAGAATTTTTATTCACTTCCCGTAGATAGCAATTATAACTCAAACATCAATCAAAATGATGTTCCTAAAAATTCCAAGAGATTTTATATTCCTGGTATGCCTAGGAATGGTGAAGGTGTTGTAGCTGAAGTTTCTGAAGTTAAGTCTGGAACTATTGATGCTATTTCTATCGATAGATCATCTGCTAATTTCTCTGTTAATGGGAAAGTCTATTTTGACAATAGAGGTTCTGAAGGATCTGAAGCAGAGGCACTTGTAGAATCAGTTAAGGGTAAAGAAGTACAATATCTTGATAGTTATGAGAATAAAGTTGTAAAACTAACAACTATTCAAAATGCGTACTTGTTTACTGACGACACACTGCGTCAACCATCATCTAATGCTTCTGGAACGATCGTTGGAGACATCAAGAATGATAATGTTGTAGTTCTAAAAGATGTTGTTGGTGTATTTGATAACACTGGAACATTCTCTGCTGATATTAAGACGTTCTTTATCTTATTGGATCAAAAGAGCTCTTACACCAAAGGTGCTACTCTTAGTTTGACTGATGGTATTAATCCAGCAATTGCAACAGGTGAAGTTCTAAATGGCACTTCTAGTCAAAACACGGTTGAGATCAAGGTTCTCAGTGGTAATTGGTTAGATTTCAATACAGGAGAATATTTCTTACAATCATCCAACTTTTTCAATACTTCTGGAACTAGACCAGTAACATTAACATCTTTGAGTGATGGTTTAGAACCATTCGAAGTAAATCAAAGTGTTGCTTTGATTGAAACTGATGCAAATCATGGTCTTGGTATTGGTGATAAAATTGATGTTAGTATTTTCCCTGATGATGCTCTCAAGACTAAGACATATTACCTAAGAAAGAGATTATATCAAGAAGTAGTTTTTCAGGCACCACAATTCTCATCCAATGTTAATGACACAGGTATTGGTAGATTCCAAGTATTAAATGGCGGTGCTGATTATACTCCTGGAAATTACACAAATGTTCCTTTAACTGGTGGAACTGGAACGGGAGCTACTGCCAACATTACTGTCTCCAGTGCTGGTGTTGTTTCAAATATTACAATTCAATCTAAAGGTTCTGGTTATAGGAAGGCAGATTATCTCGGTGTTGATGATGAATCGTTAGTAAGATCTGGTGCTTCACAAAGTACATCTAGACTTACCTTATACGTCGATCACGTTGGTTTTGCTGCAGGTTCCACAACATTAACTCTAGACAGTACAACTGGATTTTCGGAAGGAGATTTAATTTCTGTTGGCGAAGAAGTGATGGAAATTGTTTCCGTAAATGGAAAAAATCTCACTGTAACTACTGGAAGAGAAAATACAACAGTAGTTGATCACTTTGACGGTCAGGAAGTATCTCTTTATAAAGCGAGATATAATTTTGATGCTGGATTCCAAGTTGGAACAGTTGCTGGATCTGGTTATGTTAAATCATATGATCTCAACACACAGAAAGCAG